TCGCGCATCTCGACGCCCAACAACGACATCTTCTCCCTCGTTACCGCTGTAACGATTCCGGTTGGCGGCGTTACCACGGGCACGTTCCAGTCGCAGGAGTACGGTGCGTTTGCATTCCCTACAGGCACCATGACGATCCTGGACGGAACGATTGGCTGGGGCAGCGCAGATGCAGTCGTCGGCACCACGGTAATTTCCGGCTCGACCCAGAACACGGACCCTCAACTGAAGAACAAGCGCAACGCGCAGCTGGCCATTCAAGGCACCGCGTCCACAGCGGCCATCATGGCCAACCTGCTCGAAGTACCTAATGTCACGTCAGCAATGGTCGTTGAGAACAACACCGGCTCACCGGGCGTTGTCAACGGCATTACGTTCACCAAAGCGACTGGCATGTGGGTCTGTGTCGCGGGCACGCCGGATCAATCGGCAGTCGCGGCTGCACTCTACGCCGCGCACAACGGCGGTTGCCCTTGGGACTACGGCGCAGCAGGCATGGGCGTTCCGGTGAATTCTCCCAACGGCGTAACGACGCCTGACCCATCTACCGGGTTGCCGCAAGTCGTCCTCTACAACACGCCGGTTCTGTACGATACCTATGTCCACTTGATCGTGCAGCAGTCGGCGTCGCAATCGCCCGGTTCAGCCGCGATCCAGGGCGCGGTCATGACGTACGCGCAAGGCCTGGAGTCGAATGAACCGGGCTTCGTGATGGGCGCGGACGTTTCGGCGTTCGAAGTATCGGGCAGCATCGCGCGGCAGTATCCTGGCCTGTACGTTAAGTCATGCATGGTAGCTTGTGTTCCGGCTGGCTCGCCTGCGCCCTCGTATCCGTCTGGCTACACCTACGAATTCGTCATTGCGCCGTACCAGCAGGCCCAGCTGGCAATCGGTAATATCAATGTGAGCCTCGTATGACAATGGTTCCGTACAATGGCGACTTGACGCGCTCCCTGAAGTGGATGCAGAACAACGCTCCGAACATTCAGGCGCTGGTCAATCAGAAAGCGCAGTGGTATGGTAAGTACAACGATCAGTTCTGGGAAAACTGGCGCACCACCGTGTTTGATCTGCGCACAGCGAACGCCTTTGGCCTGGCCGTCTGGTGTATCATTCTTGGCCTTCCTTTGTCGGCATTCAACTTCGAGCCGCTGACGAACGCTTGGGCCTTCGGGGCAGCGCGCGGCAACTATCAGGACGGCGGCGGTCACACTCTTCCATTCACCTTCATCGGCTCACCTGCTATCCAAGCGAGCGCGGTGACGGTTCCGCCAGCCAACTACACAATCAACGCGACCGCTGGCCAGATCACGTTCTCCACCGCTCCGATTGCGAATGCGCCGCTGACTTGGACAGGATCAATCCAAAATCCGATCACCGGGCAGACGCTGGTCGTCCAAACGCCGCGCAAATTTGGCGTTGGCGACGGAACGACGAAGACGTTCAATCTGTATCCTTCCGACAGCGACGATTATTACGAAGTCGGCGCGAACTTCTATGGCGGTGGCTCTGCGTCCGTCGCGTCGCTGAATGAAATTCGATTTGCCTGTCAGCTGCGTTACGCCGCGCTTGTATCGAATGGCCGCGTGAAGTGGATCAACCAAATGCTTGCATACATCTTCAACGGTGGCGCGGCTTGGGACTTCCCGAACAAAAAATACTTCTATCTTGCCGACTCGTCGCTGGCAACGCAGAATGTGACCGGAGCAACGCTGTACGCCAACGGCGTGGCGATTCCTGCAGCCAACTATACGTTGAACCCGGCGACCGGTGCCGTGGTTTTCTCGACCGCGCCTGCTACCGGTAGTGTTCTAACGTGGAGCGGCGGTTGGTACTGGGCAACGGCCAATGCCCAGCAGTTCGGGACCGGCGACGGCACGACGACCGCGTTCACGCTGACCAAGCCACCCGGCGCTGCCTTGCCTGTTACAACTCCATACTACATGGAGTACCGGATTGGCGCAAATATGGGTCTGTCCGCTCAGTTCCTCAACCTGTTGAATACGGCATCGTATGGCATCATGCCTACTTGTGCTGGTATTCGTTATCAAGTCGTTCAGGAGTCTTAACAAATGGCGAATCCACCGCTCATTACAACTCCGTTCGCAAATGCCGGCGACCAGTCCGTGGTTCCGCCGACCGATCCGAATGGCTTTGTAAACTTCTCGACTGGTTACACGCCGGATTATGAAATAAATCTGGCATCTGGCGACCCGTCCGCGAAGGCCGTTGAGCGCGGCATCCAGAACTACCTGTTCAACGTCCTGACCAACGGGATGATGTACTGGCAAAACAACAACCGACCGCCTTGGTATAGTGGCATGCCTGGTGGATACGGCAAGGGCGCTGAGGTGATCGTACCGGACGGCAGCGGCAACCCGATTCCGTACCGCTCCCTGGCCAGCGCGAACGTATCCAACCCGTCTTCAAGCTCGACCTGGGAATATATCCAGGGTTCGGGCGAGATGATCAAGAACATCCCGATGCCCAGCGGCGGCGCTGGTGGCCCGAATGCGATGCTGGTCACAGCCGCGACCGACTTCAACACGTTCACGACTGCCGGCACGTTCCAGTTTGCCACGGACACTATTGTTTCCGGATCGCCGCACCTTCCGACCAACGGCGGAAACGTAGGTGGCGCGGGCATGCTGGAAGTGACGAACTGGACGCAAGGTGGCTCGACGTACGTCACGCAGTTCTATCGCGACCGCAATGGCCTTGGATTCATGCGCGGCGCGACGAACGGCAGCTGGACCGCTTGGAAAATCTGGGCGAACGCGACGCAGTTCGTGGTGGGCGAAGTTCGCATGTGGAGCGGTACGGCGACGCAAGCTGCTGTGACTGCCGCGTGGGGACCGGGCTGGCATTTGTGCGACGGAACGCTGGGAACGCCGAACCTCCAGGACAAGTTCATCATCGGCGCTGGAAACACGTACGCGAACGGAGCAACCGGTGGCGCGACGACTGCGGCCCTCGCGACCGCCAACCTTCCGGCGCACAACCACGGCGTCACGATCACAGACCCTGGTCACGCCCACGGAGTAAGCCAGTCGCCGCACAGTCACGGATTGAATGATCCTGGGCACGCGCACAACATCTACGATCCTGGGCACTCGCATAGCACGGCATCGGCGTACTTCACCAACATTCCCGGCTCTGCAGTTTCCGCAACTGGCACGCCGAACACCGCTGTTTCTAGCGGCGTGAACGCGTCAGGCACCGGCATCGGAATCTATGGCAACGCGACCGGCATCACAATGAATTCGGCCACAATCGGCATCGGCATCAACGGCGCGGCGACCGGCATCACCGCATCGACCACCAACACCGGCAGCGGCTCGGCATTTTCGATCCTGCCGCCCTACTACGCGTTGTGCTACGTCATGTACACCGGCGCATAAGGAGAACTAAATGAAACTGACTTCAGCACTCTTGATGGCGGGCACCGGTTGCTCTTCGACGGACGCTGGCACCTGGCTCGCTCCGATGCAGGCAGCGTGCGATAAGTTCGGAATCGACACGCCAGAAGGCGTCGCATCATTCCTCGCAAACGTGGGCGTTGAATCGTCCAGCTTGCGCGTCCTCGTGGAGAACCTGAACTACAGCGCGACCGGCCTCGCAAATACCTGGCCGAACCGTTACGCTGTGGACCCGCACGTCAGCCACAAAATCCCGAACGCGACTGCGTACATGATCGAGCGCCAGCCGGTCGTCATCGCCAACAACGTGTACGCAAATCGGATGGGGAACGGGCCGGAATCGAGCGGGGATGGTTGGAAGTATCGCGGCCAAGGTCCGATCCAGCTGACCGGTCACGACAACATTCTGAAGTTCTTTGCGGCGGTCGGACTTCCGCTGACTTCGGACCCTGCAGTTTTGCAAGAGCCGCAGCAAGGCGCGATGTCGGCAGCATTCTTCTATACGACGCTGAGTAACGCCCTGGCTTGCTCGGCAAAGAGCTTTGACGACACGGTAAAAGCCGTCAACGGCCAAGGTCCGTGCGCGGCCAATCAAGGTGACTTGCGTCGCAAACTGTACGAAGCGGCGCTGCCTCTGGCACAGGCGCTGGTGGTGAAGCCTGCTCCGACTCCGAAGAAAACGACGGCAGCTGTGACGGATCAAGATAAGCCGTAGTAGCCGCAACGCCGCCCGCCAGAGCGGCACGGAGCAAGCGTCCCTTTACCGTCTGGCCGATGATCTTCATCACCAACGAAGCGACAAGGCCCACAAGTTCAGGATCGAACTGTGGGCCTTGTCTTTTCTGGCGGATTACTTTGAAGCCGTTAAACATGGTTTGCACTCGAATGGCTTGGCGTTGAGCTTACCTTGCGCGCAACCGCCCAGGAAAGCCGCGATGCAGAGGACTGCTAACAAATAATGAGGTTTGACGTACCGTAACACAGAAAGCCCTCCTTTCAAGGCGTATTTATACACTCGTACAAAGAGGCGGATGGATACTCGTCCGCCTCTAAAACCACATATCACAGATCGTTCGGATCACGAAGCGCTTCAAAAATACCGTGGCGCGGCACATCAACTACTCCGTGCGGAAAGTACTTGTACCGCGCGAGTTCGTTCAGGTAGTCGCCTTGGTTCTCCCAGACTTGCTTGCGCTCTTCGTGAGTTAGTGACGTTGCGCTAATCTGGAACGGTCGCGGCCACTTCTCCGATTCTACCGTGAATGCACCGGCCATTCCGGTTCCAATCATATTGTCCTTGTTCTCGCTGCGCTTGGAGCGCCCGAAGTTATCAACGTCAGCTTCGTTCAGGTTCTCCATCTGCTCGATGATGCCGGTGATGCGCGCCTCTTCGGTGATAAAGCGCTTGACCTTCAGCAGCAAGTTTTCCTTCACTGTGCTTCGTCCAAACTTGTATCGTCCGTTCGGATCGCGCAGCATGATACCTTCGAAACCGGCATCAACCGCTTCCTTCTCGAAGGCAAGCATCTCCGCCAGATTCATGACCAAGCGTTGAGGCAAATAGTCGATTCGGTCGAAGCCGCGCGCATGCATTTCTTCGACGCGGCGACACGCGTCCTGAGAGCGATGAAGAAATGCGTTGCCAGGATACGTCCGGTCATCGAAGATGTACCAACGCACGTCAGGCTCGCCCTTCTTCTTGCGTACGGGACCGGACGTGTTGTGGAAGGCGCGCGGATCGTTCCAAGCACCAACAACCAACTCGCCATCCAGACCGGTGAAGTCCAGGAACGGAGCACCAGCCAGCGTGCGGTTCTGGAAGAGTTCTTGGGTATGGGCGTTGGTCACCGGATTCGCGCTGCTGGTCAGAATTTTGCCGTCCTCGTGGAATGCGCGATAGCCGTCCAGTTTGTAGCTCGCGACGTACGGGAAGCGTAGTTCTGATTCAACATAGTCATCGCCCTTCATCGGCTTTAGAATTGCCATTTTTGTGTCCTTAGATGTGAAAAGAGGCCCAAACTTGAGCCTCAAATATACTGCGTTCCGGTGAAGTTATTCGGTAATGAAGCCGAAGTCGCTCAACAGCAGCTGACTCCAGTTTTCGAGTGCGCCCTCGCCGCGTGCGAGCACTTCGGACGGCAGTGCCATACCGATTGTCGTCAGTTCCTCTTCCTTGCACAGCGGCACGTACTTCTCAGGAACCTCCAGAGCAAAGACACACCCGTAGTGCACGCGACCGACCGCATTGCTGGTGTCGTTGATCATTCCGACGAACTTGGGAAAGCACTCCGGATGGGCGCTGCGAACCTGATCGAATGAAAGGCTATTCAGCGATTCAGCATGCTTGAACGCAATCTCTTCGTTCAATTCACGAGCGATGCCGCGTGCAAACGTCGCCAAAATGTCGATGATGCTGTTACTGCCCATGACAACGTCAGCGAGGTCCATGTGGCCACCGGTGCCAATGGACAGGTTGCCTGCCAGCCGTTCCTCGCCAACCTTCTTGGTGCGCTGGTAGACGAAGACGCGCGGCGAGGTCTGGAGAGCGCTGGCTTTCCGGTACAAGACGATGTACGGCAGCGCCTGGCCGAAGCGTTCATCCTTCTCCAGTTCCTCGCGACGCCCGATGAACAGAGAGTTGCCGGCAGCTTCGAAAAATGCCTTGGCTGGGAGCTTGATCAGCCCTTCCAGGCCGTCGATGCCGAATGCCTTTTTGTCGAATGCGAGAATGTGCTGCGGATGTTTCATTTGGAATCCTTATTGATGCCTGGAAGCGCGCCGGTGCATACGGCACGATCTTGCGCGATGACGTCGATTGCCTCGTTCAGCGTTGCGGCGATGACGTCTGCGGTGTAGAAGCGCTGGATGAGATACCGATTAAGGCCTGATATCCCGTCAGAAAGTCCACCGGCACCTTCGCTGTCGGTTGCAGGTTGGACGGCGCTGGCGGCAGAGCCTGGCACGCCAGCTGACTTGCCACCGGCGTGGGCGAGGTAGTAGCGCAAGCGCTCAGCGTAATGGCCGCTGTCAGCAACAGCAACGTCGCGAGCGGACGCGAGATTGGCGACTTCATCGGTGTGGTCCTTTTCGATCTTGGCTTGCGCCAGCTGGAATTGCGTCTGCTGAAACAGCAGTGCGCTCTTGTTCGCGGCAACTTGGAACTCGGCTTTCTGGCCTTGCTGCGCAACATATAGGTCATATTCGGCCCTCTCGCTGGAGTAGCCGCTGTGATGGCCCCATAGGTATGCGCTGGCCGCGACCGCGCCAACTATGGCCACCTTCGCCAGAATTGCTTGCGGGTTTAAATCGGTGAGAATTGACACTTTGGTCTCCCTGGCTAGGAATCGGTCTTCTGCTTGAAGGCTACGGAGCCGGTTACAGCAGCGATACCGCCTAGCATAGCCCCGAATGCTGTCCCGTACGCGATCATATCAAACGATACGCGGTGAGTGACGGAGTAAACGCACAGGAACAAGAACGTGGGGAAGCCGGTGAACAGCATAAAGATCGTGGCGACTCGCGCCATATCATAGCTCTTCCCGTCATTCTCAGTCGTCGCGTCCTTTGCGACTTTTACGATCTCTGTGAACACACCCTTCTCCTGTGGAAACGGGCCTTAAGTGGCCCGTTTCGTTTCGCTGTCCTACTCGTCGGTGGCGACCGGCCTTATGACGCAGCAGCCGATGTAGCGCTGCCATCGCCGTTTCCCGCGACGACCGGCGCGGCAGTTGCCGTTGCGACGCGACCTGCGGCCCATTGGGCACCGGCAGCGAACGCCTTGGAAATGGTCATTTCCGTAACTTCGAGCTTGCTGAAGACTTCCACTTCAGCCGCCTTGATTTCGGCTTCGGTGAACGAGATGCCGTCAGCGACTGCTGTGGTAGCCTTCGATACCGCGCCGGTCAAATCGGCTTTGAGCGCGTCGAATTTTTCGACAATTTCAGTGAACAAATGCATCATGACGATACTCCTGCTGAAACGGGAAGAAGAGAAGCCGCGCGAACGGCTCCCCAGGACGGTCCGAAGGCTTAGAACTTGTCCGCTTCGGTCGGAGCGCCGGACACAGCGCTGTCACCAGCGTCCGCAGCCTTCGAGTAATCGGCCTTGACAGCGCCGCTGACGATGGATGCGTAGAACGCCTTGGCTTCAGCGTACAGCGACGGATCGGACACCAGGCCGTCGAGTTCGAACTTGACGCCTGCCCAGTTGCCCTTGTCGTTGGACTGCGCCGAAGTCGTCAGCTTGACCTTGTTGGCGAAAGTCGGCGGCGTACGCTTGCCGTTCGGCGTATCGACCTTGATCTGCTGGAGCGACGTAAGCAGCATCTTCGATGCCTTGATCTGCGACGATGCCAGCGAGAGAATCGCGGGCGCGGCCACGCCGGTTTCCGGGTCGATGGCGATCACGAAGTGCGAGCGGGTGTCTGCGTAGTAGTCCGACTTCTTCGGATTGACTTCGCCCTTGTCGTCTTTGACGAGCAGCTTGCCGTCAACGTTTTCGACCTTGCCGCTGGCGATGATCTTTTCCATCTCTTCCGGCGTGACTTCGCCCTTGAAGCCGCCTTCGCCACCGTCGCGAGAACCCCAGAGGATGAACGAGCGCTTGTACGAGCAGGGAATGATTTCCAGCGGCGTAGCGCGGACGTCATACGCCTTCTGCGTGACGGTGTTGTAGATCATGCCCGCTTTCATGCCATCGACGTACTTGGGGCTGTCCTCGTCGCAGATGGGCGACATCTTCTGCAGAATCTGCAGGAAGGGAATCGCAAACGAGTCCTTGTCAGCGCCTTCGAAGCCTGCGCCGAAGTCGCTGCTGTCCATGAACGCCGGTGCCGCGATGGCGCTTTTCTTGACTTCAGCGAGTTCGGTGGTTTGTGCCTTTGCCATTTCTGTTCCTTTCTGTTTGAGGTGGTGTTTACTGCTGGATAAAATTATCGTTTATTTGCGTGTGCGCGGCAGTGCGATTTTCGCAACTTTATATTCGTACACACCAAACGTTTCAAGCGGAATGTTAGTGCCCGCTTCCAATTGCTCCTTGACGAAAGATTTGAGGGTTTGCGGGTGGACGGTCTCTGACACACTGGGCTCGAAGCCTGCTTCGGCAAGCGCTTCCATGGCCTTCTTGACGGCTTCGTTCTCGCCCTTGCCGAACGCAAGCGACACTGCCGTTTTGATAATGCCGTCGCACTGGTTGGCGCGGAGCCAATCGAACGCCGCTGGTTTGCGCTCTTCCGACAAGCCGCACTTGACGTCCTCTTTAACGGTGACCTTCGAGCCGTCCGTCAGCTTGAACTCTTCCAAGCCCAGCGTCGCCATGATCGTCGGAATATGGCCCATAAGAATGCGGTCTTGCTGGGCCTTCAACTCTTCCAGCGCGACTTCCGCTTCAGTGATCTTCTTGCCCAGTTCCTTCGATTCGACGGCCAGCGCCGTCAGCCGTTCCAGCGTCGCGGCTTGGACTTCTCCGCTGGCTTGCGGAATGTCGTCAAAGTAGTCGATTCCGCCAATGTCCATGACAGTTTCGTTGGGCGGAATGAATTTGCTGTCGATCACAGTTGAACCTCCATCGTTATGTACTGGGTCATCTTCTTATCCCATTTGAGCATTTTGAAATAGTCCTGGCGGCGAAGGATGATGCCGCTGCAGACCGAAATGACGGAAGGATCGCCCACAGCAACAAAATAGTCGTCGTAAGTGAAGTCTTCCAGAGCGTCCTGAATCTTGCGCGTCAGAGTCGGCAAGAACATCGGGTCATCACTCTTGTCCAGGATCACCCTTAGAACTCCGAACGATGCCGCGCTATCGAAGTTGTGCACCGGTACAAAGGCGCGCAACTTTGTGTCGTACTTCTTGACAAGCTGTGGGATGAATACTTTTGGTGTCATGCCGTTCTTCCTTTCTCCAATTCGTTGAGGCAATTATCCTGCATAGCGGTGAAGCTATACAGACAGAGGACGCTTATCAATCACGTGATCGGCAATGGCGTCTTTGGCCGCCAGGTTCGCGGCGATATCCTCATCAAGAGTATCCTCCGCAATCAGGTCAACATACAGGACAGGACCGGTCGTGCCGATTCGGTGATTACGGTCCTCCGACTGGCCACGCACGTCATTGTCGTAATCACAGCTGTAGTAGATCGACGTGCGCGCAGCGGTAAGCGTCAACCCTGCATACGCAGCCTTGTTGCACACAAACGCCCGCACCCTGCCGGCCTGGAACTCGTCAACGGCCAATTCCCGTTCGCCGTCCTTTACGCCGCCGTGGTACTGGACGGTGCTGATGCCCTGCTCTTCCAGCGCCTTGACGATGTGTTCAATCTCATGCCGGTAGATCGCCCAGACGATGAACTGCCCTTCGATGTCGTCCACCACATCCAAGAAGGTCTCCATGCGCGGGTTGCGCTCCGGGTCGATCAACTCCGGTTCGCCGTACACGTTGATGAAACCGGACGTTACCTGCTTCATCTTCGAGCGCGCGGCGATGGCTTCAAACGACATTTCGCCTTCCGTCTTGGACTTGTACGCGTACTCGTGTTCCAGCTGGTCGTACACGGCGCGCTGCTCATCGCTCAGCTGGAAGATGCGCTGCTCATAGACCTTCGGCGGCAAGTCCAGGCACTCGTCTTTGCGGACGCGGTACATGTGCGGTTCGATCATGGCCGCAAGCTTGTCCAGGTTCTGATACTTCTTGTTGCCGAAGTCGTCAACGTCCACCACCTGGGCGTAAGCAGCCTTCGGACCCATCTTGCGGATCAACCCCTGCATCTTGGGCGAGCGCGGGTCAAGCAACACCGCATACTCTGCGACGAAAGCGCGGTAAGACTTCGTGCCCAGCAGCCCGCTCTTCAGGAAGTCGAATTGGCTGAACAGGTCCATCGGTGCCTTGGTCAGCGGCTTGCCGGACAGGATACGTCGCGCCTCTGCGTTGCGACCGGCCTCAATGATGTACTTCGTACGCTTCGCATCCGGGTTGCCGATCTTCTTGGACTCGTCCACGACAGCCATCGTGCGGTACTGCGCGATGAACTCGTCCACGAACTCCCGCGCGGCTGGTTGCAGCATCGCTTCGAAGTTCATCGTGAGAACGCGCAGGCAACCGGTTGACTTCTTCGCGTCCATCAGCTTTGCAACGCCTTCCTTCTGGCGCTTGGTCTTGACGGGACCGCTCCAAGAGTACATCACAGCAGGCGCGCTCAGGTGCTTCGGAATCTCGCGCAGCACCCAGTTGGTATGGACTCCTTTCGGAGCGAAGACCAGCAGCGCGTCGATCTTGCCCGCCAGGAACGCGCGTTCAGCGTCCGCCAGCAGCATCCATGTCTTTCCGGTGCCCTGTTCCGCGAAGTACGCGAAATTGCGCTTGCCCTCTGACTTTTGGATAGCCGCGCTTTGGTGCTTCATCGGTTGGGTCTTCACTTCAGATTCTCCAGGTAAGTTGCAATCTCGGTCTTTCCGTGCTGGATAACGGCAAGCTCAACCAACTCTTCGCGCGTCATCTCGTCCAGAGGTTCATCCGGGTCCAGCAGGTAGTAGTCCAGACCGACACGCAGCAGCGTGAAGGCGATTCCGTGCCACTCGCGCCACTGCCGTTGGAAGCCAAGCTGGCCAGGCTCGAAGGCATCACGCAGCGGCTTTGTCGTCGCTCGCACAGGCCAATTCTCGATTGCCTTGTTCTCGATCCAGAAGACGGTGCCGCGCCGGTTGATTAGGAGTACATCAGGCATTCCGCTGCCACTGTACAGGTTCTCGATTCGGAACGGCTTCAACTGCCGTGGATCGAACGCCTTGCTGAAGGCGTCCCAGGATTTTTGTTCGCGTTGGCGGGTCATGTCAGATTCCGTAGTGAGCAGTAACGAAGAAAAGGAGCGCGGCCAGAATCCACAAGACAAGCGCTGCCGCGCGTTCGCCAACCGCAGCGCAAGAGCACCCGGCGATTGCCGCCAGACTGGCTACAACGTCCATCAGGACGAGAAAGGCGGTAACTGTCATTGGTCAATCCTTTTAACGTTCTTGATAATGAACATGTCGATGCCACTGATCTTCCAGGCGCGGACCAGGAACCACGAGCCAAGCGGCGCGGTTTCCGCGATAGGCTTGCCATGCTGCTTGTACTTATCCGGACGCACACGGAACCGCATTGGCGAGTCGGTTGAATCGTCCACCATCATCAAGTCGATGAACTGAGTTTCACCCTTAAGAACCTTGCCGCCACGCTTCTTAATCCGGATTGCTTCGTTCTCGTCCGCGAGAATCTTTTTG